TATTGTCTCAATCAGCCAGATAATGCCAAGTCCAGCAATACCTATTTGAGTGACAACAGTGGCGACTTTACCAAGGTCAATTACTTGTCCGGTAAGGGCTGAAACCAGTCCCGCGAGGGCAACCACAACCTGGACAACTTGCACCCACTTCTGATCAAAAAACGCTTTCACCTTGTTAAGAAAATCAATCATAAAATCTCCTTGCCCTTAAAGCCGGTCGAGCTATGCAAACAATCTAATGGTTTTTAAGACACCTTCCCGGTACGTTACTGAGTTGAGTATCGGGTCATACACTGCCTTTTTATCCGGGCCAATAGCGATAAAATGGGTAAATTTTGTCCGTGCATTGTAAAATTCCCCGATTGCAAAGTTCCCTTTGGGTATAATTTTATCAGGCGCAAAGGCTCCGATATACTTTATTCTCAGTCCGGCAAGAGAAAGAAGCCGGTTTTTATCAAGAATTTCGAGTTCTCCCGGATCATTCATATCACCGTCATGGTTCAAGTCCCCGGAAAGTACCCCTATATTGATAGCGTTCGACCACAAGGCATTCAAAAATCCATAATCAGGTTCTTTGCCTTCAATCTGCCATTTAATCCAATAACACATACACATAAAAAAACAGCCGTATTTATTGATATAATGGGTTAACTGCTGGTCAGTTTGGTGTTTCACGCTTTACCTCTTTAAAAAAAAGCCGATTACGGTCATTGCTGCCGTGGTTAAAAGACCAAGCCAGACAGGTGTTAGCCCTCTGTTTTCTTTGTGGTTTTCTATATGATTGCAGATTTTTTCCTCGACCCTCGCGACATCAGTGCAGGAGGCTGTGTCTTTTTTCATATCAGACACTTCAGTGCGTAAAAGGTTAACGCTTGTCTGTGTTTGCGCGGATATAACAGCTACCTTTTGTATTTCGCCCAGTAGCATGATTACGTCGGAATTTTCCATGAGTTAAGTATATTATGCTTTCGTATGTACGGCAAGACACATAAGGGCCGCTGTTATGTCAAAAAGGTCTAAAACGGAATAGTATCGGTGTATATAGGCTCTTTTTCTTCCCTTTCCATATCGTACCTCTGTTTTATTCTCGGCATATCCACTTCCACCTCCGGCGCCCCCTCCCCGTATTCCTTTCGTGTCACGCGGTCGAATTTCCCTTCCTGAGTGACCCAAATCTTTAGGGGTGAACGGGGCGGCTTGGCAAGAAACGCCTCTACGGTCCGGGGCCAATCGGCGTATGCCACCCCGGCAGCCGTCAAGAATTTCCCATAATAAAAGGCAAGGTTAGGAGTCCCGGCCTCGGGAAAGACCCATTCTTTGAACGTGAGGAATCCACAGGTATACTCGACCCTGACCGAATCTTTTTTACCTTGCTTCGTGTGCCGGGCGTATCGGCAGCCGGTAACGGTGTATTCCTGGGGGAGAATCTGGCTTTTCAGGACGGGGGCGGCGACAGGTCGAGGCGCAATCTTTGGTTCAGGAGCCGGGAATTCATGCCCGCATACCGGGCAAATTCGGAAGCCCGCAGCTATTATAGCGCCACAAACACACTCTTTTGCCGGCGCAACCCCTTCGCCTTTTCCCGGCGCTTCAGGGTCAACGGCATCGATTGGCCCATGCCTTACGACATTGGCCGAAAAATCCAACAGAAGACAATCAGTTTTACCCGTTGCCGTGCGCATTCCGCGTCCTACCATCTGGACGTAGAGGGACGGACTTCCCGTTGGCCGTAGCATGACAATCATGTCCAAATCCCGGCAATTAAACCCAGTTGTTAAAACGTCGATATTTATGAGGCATTTTATCTGTCCGCACTTGAATTCTTCAACTATTTTTTTCCGCTGGGCTTTCGAAGTTGTCCCAGTTACGACGTCCGCCGTGATACCCTCGTTTATGACGGCCTGATAGACCTGTTCCGCGTGAGCCAAGCCGGTCACGAATACGAGCCATTTCTTTCGGTCTTTCCCCCGTTCGATGAAATCGGCAACGGCCACCGCCGTCGTATCCCCGGCCATAGCCGCTTTTTCAAGCTCTCCGGATATAAATTCCCCGCCTCGCTTGTGAACGTCTGACGTGTCTATCTTGATCGCTCCTGCGCGAGCGAAAACGGGGGAAAGGTATCCTTGATCGATTAAATACTGTGGCTCGACGGAATAGATAATATCCTGAAACATCGCGTCTTCACCCTTGTGAAGCCAACCCGAATCCATGCGATACGGGGTAGCCGTGAAGCCCACAACGCGGAGGTGTGGGTACATCATGGAAAGTATCGACAGGGTTTTTATATAGCGCGTTTGATCGTTCCTGGGTATCAGATGGCATTCGTCAACCAGTACAATTTCGGGGGGCGGATGCAGGCGGTTCACGGCTTTTTCGATCGACTGGATCCCGGCGAAAAGAATCGGGGCGACAAGGTCTTTCCTTCCGAGTCCAGCAGAATATATCCCGGCCGGGGCTTCCGGCCATGTTTCCAATAATTCCTTGTGATCTTGCTCGATTAATTCCTGAACGTGCGTTAAACAAAGGATGCGGGTTCCCGGCCATTTTTCGCATATCTCTTTTATCAACATCGCCATTACAAAGGATTTCCCCCCGGCTGTGGGGATAACGACAATTCCGTGTTTTGATTTCGGTTTGTTCCAGTAGGTGTAGACGGAATCAACGGCCTCTCGCTGGTAATCTCTCGGTGTGTTCAAATCCGACCCCTTTATAAGATGGCCGCGTCACGCCCGACAATTCGGGAGGACGGGTCTCGAGTGCCGGAAGCGGCCATCATATAAAAGGGCTGATTCCGTCCGTTTGAGTTTAACTGGCCGTGACTCCGGTTAAACGTTTTTTGTGATATCTGCGATAAAAAGTGTACGCAGATATTTTGAAAGCGTCAGTTTTAATTCTTTCGCTCTCGCCTTAAGGAGCGCCAGTTCGTTTGGAGTAAACCCAGTTCGAACCATCTTGTTCATCTTTTCTTCTTCCGGCTTAACAGGACCCGGATGTCCCTTGTGTTGTCCCATGCTTATATTTTACGGTATAAAATGAAAAAAGGCAAGCCCGGCTTGCCTTTTTGTTACAAATAATAATCTGTGGTTACTCTGTACCCCACACGAGGTGGGCCTTGTTGTCTGGATGATCTAGGTTGTATGATTCCATCACAAGGTTCATGGTTCCGCCTTTCCATCCTGTCCAGTTCCATTCAAACTCTGCGGTATAAATTAGGCCGTCAACAATTGTCCCATCGTCCAATACAAGGGCGCACTGCCAATGTCCCAAGACGGGATCAAACGAGGTAACTGGGGGCGGCGGGGGCGGCGGAGCGACAGTGTGGTAATCCCACGGTTTTTCGGGGAATTCCCTATTGTGAGATTCAACGGTAATTTTTATAGCATTGAGCATCACGTCATAGTTCCCTTCGGGCGGCTCGTATCCGATGACGGCTTCGTCATCAAAAAACATGTAATTCCAGCCGGGCTTGTTGCATTTATCGACTGTAGTTTTATCTTTTTTTATTCCTCGCGCCATAGATCGGCCTCCTGTTACAGGGTAATTTATCCACTCATATGATACGGCAGAAAATGCGGAGGTGCGAGGGTCAGTCAAAGGGTCAAACGCGGGCGCTGGGGTTTCCTCGGGCGCTTCCTCTTCAACGATGGGCGTCACAACTTCGGGGCTTTCCTTCTCTTTCTCTATAATTTTGGTGATCTCGTTCGGCTGTGAGCAGGAAAACATTAAAACTGCGATAAAAAGTAAAAATATTTGTTTCATAGTATCTCCTTATGAATTAAATATACACCCAAAAAGAAAATAAATCAAGTCTTTTTAGTCGATTTTTTCTCAATCGGTGCCTCGCTGTCGACTGTTATCGTCTCCCATTTATTCTCGGGGAATTCCATATTATGTGATTCGACGGTTAATCCCGCCGCGTATTCCAATAAATCCTGTGGAATATCGACGGTTACTTCGTTTTTAACCAGTTCTTTTCCTTTGGCGTCTTTGATTATTATAAAAATCATGCTACGTATGACCCCCCATGTTGGTAAATATGTACAGAAACGGCGGGTGAGTGGGTTTCTTTGGCGATGCGTGGAGTGCTGTTTGTACCGTCATTGGAAGGAAGAGATATCCCCGATACATTTACAGTATTTGTCTGATTTGTATTTACGGTAGGCCAATTTATCGCGCCACCTGGATTTGCGCTGTATACACTAAAACTATGCGCATGTCCTTGAGTAAAACCCCTCCGCCTCAAACTACCAGAAACAAAGTATCCATTCGCGTCATTAACGCCCATTAACGAAAGACCCTTTGCCGAAAACACGCGGGCTGTCGTTGTACTTCCTGGTACCCGGTGCGCGTAAAATTCCGCCGAAGAGGTAACGGACCCCGAAGCATTCCCTGCGACAAAGGCAAAGGAAATTTGCCGTGTGCTCGGGTTGACGTTAGTCAGAGCATATGTTCCGGCGGTTATATTCCCGATCGTCGGGATGGTGGTCGATCGCCAGTTTGTATAAGATCCGTGCTGAACCTGATCTTCCAAAAGATCCGAAAGTGCCGCGATGTGATCCGCGTCGTTGGTAAATGTAAGAGTCGCGACGTTCGCGGCAATTACCCAGTTTGTTACGCCTAACGCGGCAAGTTCGCCCGTCAGTCCGTCCTTAAATATGGTTTTTAATCCATAAAGATATGGCTGGAGGCGCGGCCAATTGGCGACCGCAATATCTTTGTAAATATCAAAGTCAGTCAGGCATAATTCTGGAAAATAAGTGACAGGCGTTGCTTTTGCAAAAGCCGCGGGGACTTTTCTTTCCGGCCGGGTAAAAATCTCACCAAC